GTGGAAGATGATCTGAGGTGGACTGAACGACACCCGGTTAGCCGCGTGCAGTGGGTGCCGGCCACAGCGGTGCGTGCGAATGACTACAACCCGAACTCGGTTGCGTTGCCGGAGATGGAGTTATTGCGCCTCTCCATCGAGTCCGACGGATTTACGCAGCCCATCGTCGTGTGGGAGGTCGAGCCGGGAACCTATGAGGTTGTGGATGGCTTTCATCGCCACAAGGTCGGCAAGGCGATGGGTCTCTCTCACCTGCCTGTCGTCATCATCAATGGCGCTCGAACCGATCGGGGTGACCGCATAGCGTCCACCATCCGGCACAACAGGGCGCGAGGGAAACACGCCGTCAACTCGATGTCAGAGATCGTGATTGAGCTCGCGCGCCGCAACTGGTCCGACAATAAGATAGGCAAGGAGTTGGGCATGGAGCCGGATGAAGTGCTTCGCCTCAAGCAAATCAAGGGGCTCGAAGAAATGTTTGCTAATCGCGAATTTTCAGAGGCGTGGGAAGCTCAATGAATTACATCTGGCACGTTGCGCTGGGGATCGGCCGCGGCACGCGCGAGGCGCTGCCATCATGGTCGCCGGCGGAGGCCGCGGAGTGGCTCGCGCATCTGCGTCGAGCAGTCACTGACCCTGCCGGCGATCCAATTCCCTGGCATGATGGATATCGTGCTGCGGCGCGCCTGTTAGGCGCAGCCGCGCTGGTCACGGTCGGCCGTGCCAGCGACCAGGCCGGTCTATGTACAATCGGCTTGTGCGCCGAGAGCAGGCCAGCCGGCAAGCTCTGGCAATCGCTGCATGAAGGATATCCGTGGTTCGAGGCGTCACGCGGTGACGTGCCGCGCGCACCCTATTGCGCCGTGCGCCCGGAAGCAGGGCTGCTGGACGATACAGCGGCTGGTGACTGGATCGATGCCTACCAAGTTGCAATTGCGTGGACATGGCTCGACAATCGGGCATCGCTCGGGCGATAGCGGGTATGATCGACGGCGCAACCACGCCGCAAGAATTTTAAAACGACAAAAAAGCCCGCCCGGCACTATGCCGAACGGGCCAAGTCTAGGGAGGTGCAGGCATAACCCGGCCTGCGCGGGAGCTAAGCAACCAGCCACACCAGCGCGGCTGTCCAGATCTCCATCACGTTCCAGCCGCGCACGGCGGTCATCGGCAGCGCTCGATTTCGTAGCCGTTCGTCGCGCGCTTGAGGCACTGGTCGCGCTGCTCGTAGTACAGACTGAGGTTTTCAAAGGCCGCGCCGAGCACATACAGACCGACACCAAAAAGAGCGATCCCGATCAACATGGCAATCAGCCAGCAAACAACCGTTTCGCAGCGCTCTCGCCATGTCTGATAGCGCCATGGCAGCAGCGGATCGCGCGCGGGGGTCATCCCGCCACCCGAAACGCGATCGGCCGCTTGCCATAGGGCCCGACCTGCCACGCCTGCCGGCGCGACGACGGGTTGAGATAGATCACCGTGCCGTCAGGCCGAACATCATGGACAATCGCGACGTGACCGCCGCGACGGCCACGCGAAAACACAGCTACGGCGCCAAGTGTAGGGCCCGAAGCCCTACCCCACGACAGGAACGACTTGGCGAGCGCAGATCCGGTGCCACGAATGCCGCGGGCCGCGAGCGCCGCATTGACGTTGACGGCGCATTTAAGTCGGCCGGCGATGTAGCGCGGCGTGCCGGCTAGCCAGCGCGCTGCCGTCTCTGGCGGGTATATCGGCACCCCGAACTCGAGGTTGCGGTAGCGGTCAGCGCGGGCGATGCGATCGTATAAACCTGCCTTGGATGTTTTTACTTTTTGGCCGGTCGCTATAACGCACGGCCAGTCGATATTGCATCGCGGATGCAGCCCGGCCGACCAGCTCGGGATCGAGAACAGCAACGAATAGGCAAACGCGCAGGCAAGCGCCAGCGCGCCGAGAAATACGGCTCGAAGCATGATGGTCCTTTCAGATGATTTTTTGGTCGGCTACTTGCCGAGCATCGTTTTGAAACCGAGCCAGAACGCGCCGATCACGCCGCTTATGATGACGGTCACGATGGCCTTCAGCCCGTAGCCCTGGGCTTGCTCGACACTCTTGCGCCAGCGGCGCAGATGGACAAAATCCGCGCGGAGCTCGGCGCGGTCTTCTTCTTCAATTCCAAACGATGTCAGGATTGTCGCGATAGTTTTGAGAACGACTTCGTCGATTTCATTGTTATGGAGCCGCTTTTGTTCGGCGAGAACTTCCGCGACGATAGCCCTGACGTCCTGGCTTTCCATTTCGGCATTCCTAGACCCGGGGCCGCTTCCAACCGCACACCTGAATGCCGGTCTCCTGCGTTTTGCCAATCCATTGCTTGTCCTTCAGGCGCTTGCCTTGGACGGCAAATCCGGGATCGCTGAACGCCTTGCACTCGCCGCCCTGCACGCTGGCTGGCCCTGGACTCGCGCAGCCGCCAACAAGTGCGGCCAGCGCAACAATCAAGATCGATCTCATTCCGCATCCTCCAGTTTACAGCCTTGCGTGATGACGTCCCAATAGCCATTCTGCTCGGTGCAGACCGTGGCCTTTTGCTCTACCTTTGTTGCGGCATCGACGGCGCGCTGGTCCTGCTTTTTCACGGCTTCGATCGCGCTCTTGTAGCCCTTGTTGACGTAGTGCTGACGGATCGTGATGGCGCCGACAGTGATTGCGGCAGCGACAGCGGCATAGGCGGCAAGCCGAAACACGCTGATGCCAAACAAATTGGCGACGGCAAGAATGATCGGCATCACAACCCCTCCAGACAGAGTTTTTCTTCGGCGCGGCGCCGGTTATCGAGACCCTTCACAACACGACCACCGGCACGGTTGTAGAGACGCAGGGCGTGGCACGCGCCACGCATGTCGCCCGCTTCAAGCGCGCGCACCATCGATGACTTACAGAATGCAGCCGAGCCGAAATTGTAGGCGCCTGACACGAAAGCGACTCGCATGTTGTCGGTGAGCCGGTCTTCGACCTTCTGGCCCCAACACGCCGCAACCTCCCCGTAGTAGCGGGGCAGCTTGGACGCGAGCAGGTCGCGGCATTGCTGCGGAGTCCGCGGCGCGTCTATCATTTTCACGTCTTCGGTTTCGCCGTAACAAACAGTCACCACGCCGACGATGTCGCGATAGGGCTTGAGATACAGTCCTTCCCACCCGCCCACAAACAACGCCGCAGCGGCGAACATTCCGGCGCCTGCCTTGACGGCGACCTTCTGCCGCTTCGTCGCCATCACTCGATTCCAGGCTGCTTGAGCACGCGCGCCACGGCGAGCGCTACCGACATAAGGACCCCGCCTACGGCGTAAAACCAAAGCGGGAGCCAATCCACGAAGGCCGGCCAGATTGCCCATAGGCCCGACAAGGCACCCCAAAAAATGATCCCGCCGACAGCCACTCTCACCGACCAGAGCTTGCCGATCTTGGATTTCCAGTTGTCGATCAGGCGCATTTCACGGGCTCATTTTCGCAGGCAGCGCGGAACGCGCCGCGGGCGCAGCGTTGGGCATGGTTGATGTCTCCTGAGATTTGTCTGCAGCTATTCCGGCGCCAGGATCTCTGCCGGATCGGCTCCAGCCGCCAGCACCAGCGCAACGGCATCTGGATCGTCGGCCGGAATGCCACCGACACCGGCGAGCGTGTAAAACCGCGCCTTGAGCACGGCGTTGTCCGGCGCCTCGATCACGCCGAGCGCCTGCTGCGCGAGCCCGGCAGCCTCCAGCCGCCGCACGATGCGATAGGGGCTCACCGAGTGATACGGCGGCACGTTGGCGGCGCGCAGCACCTGCTTGAGGCTGTCCATGCTGTCGATCCGCGTGATGCGGTCGGGGTCGGCAAGGGCAGCGTCGACAAAGCCGCGCGCGACGCTCGAATAGGCGCGGCTCTCGTCGGCGGCAACGATCCAGTACCAATCACGTGGATCATATTGCCCCATCATCGGTAGATGCCTCCAGATGTAGTATCGACATAACCATTAGAACTGCCCGGAAGATAAGTCTCGCCGCCTCCGTCGACCCCAACGATCGCATTTGTCGAGATAAGATATCTCATTCCTGTCGCGCTGGCCTTGTTGTTGAACGTCATCGCTCCCGCAATGACCTTGCCGCCGTAGACGCAGCGGACAAAGGCGTCCGAGAAATTCGGCGAGTTCGTCAACGTCACGGTTCGTCCATAGGCGAAGATCATGCCACCATCATCAGTTCGCCAATGTCGCGCGGCGCCGCCGGAGATCGTGTAGTTGCTCTCGGCGATCCATGAGGCCATGGCGTCGACCAGCCTGATATGATCATCAGTCGCTGTGCCGTACTCGGTCGGCCCATTGGCCCGCACGTTCGAAAATGCGCCCAGGATGATCAGCGAGACGCCGCCGCTGACCTTGACGTTGTTGTACTTCCAGGTGGAGCGCGGCAAAAACTCGATCGACTTGATCGTGGTGGATGCAACGCCTGCGCCGGTCAGCGTGTAGACGCCGCTGCCGAGCACCGCCGGCAGCTTCACGTCTTCGGAAAACGTCCCCGCCCCGATCGAGATCGTGACGTTGTAGATCGAGGCATCCAGCGCGCCCACGACGTTGGCCGCCTTTTGAATCGTCAGGAACGCGCCGCCCGCCGAATTGCTCAAGCCGTTGTTGCTGTCGCTGCCGTCGGCGCGGACGTAATAGGTGCGGTTGGCGGTGAGCAGCTCGCGACCGCTTCCACCGCCTCCACCGCCTCCACCAGGCGGCACCTGCCAAGACCCATCGGCTTTGAGGTACTTGCCAGATGCCGCGTCCCCAGCACTAGGTGCCGGCACAAGACCTTTGCTCCCGCCAGCTCCGCTGTCGCCAACCATCGTATTGAGCGCTGCAGTAACTTGCGTTGCCGTCAAATCCGATGGCGTAGCGGTCGAGCCAGAGACGTTGCCCTTAATCGTGCCGGTCGCCATCGTCGCCAGTTCGGCGTTGGAGACCAAGGTGCCGGTGCTCCACGCATCCGGACCGGTGCGACGGGCAATGCCCGTGCCGCTTAGCCCTTCAAGCGCAGCGAGATCGTTGGCCAGCGCCAGTGCTGGATTGCCGGCAACGCCATCACCATTGCTGACCGTGACGCCGGCAGCGGGTGCCGTCAGGGTGCGTGTGGCTGCCGTCCCCGCCCCTGTACGCGCAATGATGCCTGTCGATGACAACCCGGCAACCGCGTCAAGATCGGCGTCCCAAGCCTGCACATTGGTGCCTGGTACAAGGCCAAGATTGGTGCGAGCCCCGGCCGCTGTTGTTGCGCCAGTTCCTCCCTCATCCACCGCAACCGTCGTACCGACCGACCAGGTATCCAGACCTGTTCTGCGCGCAAGACCCGTGCCGCTCAAGGCTTCAACAGCGGCCAGATCATTTGACAACGCAAATGTAGGATCGCCAGCGGTTCCAGCCGGATTTGTGATCGTAAGGCCAGAGGCCGGCGCTGCGAGCGATCGACGGGCGAAGGTATCTTCGCCGGTCTGCACCAGGAGTCCCGGCGTCGCGTCCAAACCGGCAAGAGCGGTTAATGTCGCGTCGAGCGGTTGATACTGGTTGTCGAACGTCGCAGTGATATCTGCCTTGAGACCGGTAACGCTGATGCGCGAAAACGCATTCGCTCCGCTCTCCCAGGTCAGAAAGTAAGTGGTCTGCTCCAAATAGTCTGGGATCGTTGCGGTTTCGCCGAACTGCGAATAGTCGATATCGAAGTAATAGTGACCAGCGATTTTTTCGAGCACTACACCGATACGGCCCGACACGCTGGCCGGAAATCTCACATCCATCTTGCCGCGGATCGTCGGCTTTGGGAGGACATTGATCCTCAGAACGGGGACAGTCATATCCGAGCGACTCCATCGACCACAGAGAGCGTGCCGGTGAACAGCGAAATCGTCTCGCTGTTGAGCTGATAGACGCCCCCGATCAGATACGATCCGGCGCAAAGGCTTTGCATTTCCGAGGCTGGCACAAAAAGCTCAAAGCCGCTCGAATTGATCGTGATTTTGCTGTTGGACGTGGTCGCCTCGATCCGCTTGCAGCGATCTTGGTCCTTCACCTCGATCTCGATCACCGCGCCGGAAAAATCGATTAGGTCTCCGGTTTCCGCGTCCGTGAACTCGAACTGCGTTTTCCAGTCCGCGTTGTTCGTTGCGGAAGATGTAAGCTGGATCGCCATGTCACAGCTTCCTGTAGAAGGTGCCGAGCACAGTTTTCTGCACGTTGTTGTGCGGCGTCGAGGTGCCGCCCTGCGCGTTGCCGGAGAAATCCGCCCAGATACCCGTGGTAGCCCCATCGGTGCCGCCTTCGGCAGAAGGCCCAATGCCACCCGGATTGTTCGCTCCGACACCGCCGCGCCGCAGGACACCGCCGTGACCGTGGCCAGGGTCGTGAATGCCGACATTGCCGGACGGCGTGTAAGGCGGCAGGTTTGCGGTAGCCAGGACGCTCGTTGCTTCCCCGAGAATACTCCCAGGCGTCGTGGCATCGCCGGATGCGACGGGCACGCTGACATAGCGCCCCGCCGCGCTGTTGCCCATGTCGTCGAGGCCGCCGACCACGTAGCCGCGTTTGTCGGGCAACTGGATCGTCTTGTTAGCTGCCCAGTCCGCTGCGGCATTGACGCCTCGGCCGCCAGAAACCGGGCAAATCGTGTTGCTGTAGGTTGCCCATAGCCAGACAAAGAGCGCCTGACAGTCGGCGTTCGCACGCTCGGTCGCTCCCGACGTCGAGCTTCCGATGCTTCGACCGTTGTCCCTCACCCAACCCGTGCGCGCCCCGGACTGGTCGAGCCACATCACGTCTCCGACCTGATATATCGTGGTCGGATCGACGCCGCCCCCGCCGCCCCCGCCGCCCCCGCCGCCCGAGCTCGGCCCGATCACTAGCAGGTTATCCTGCACTATCTGCGCCACACCGATCTTGGATTCGATGCGGACTTTGATCTGGCCGTCTGCGAGATAAAACGCCGGCACCCGCCCCGCCGCGTCAAGGATGATCGGGTTCGGATGCGGGATGGTCAGGTCGGTGTCCTGAAACGCGTTCTGCGGCGTCGCGACCGTGCCGGCCTGGATAAAGTACAGCCGACCGCCGCCGAGCGGCTTGCCGTGCTCGTCAAATTGCTGACTGAGCGACAGTGAGATTGATCCAGCCATTCCTCATTCCCCAAAAGAAAACGGCGACCCGTGAGGATCGCCGTAAACATATTTGCTATATCGCTTTCTATTCTTGCACTACATCAGAGATAAATTGCCGATCCGGACTTTCCCTATGAATAACCAGCATTTAGGACGGGTTGCGAGGACGGCATTATCGGCCTAGAATTTTGTTTTACCCCATTTGAGCACCGCATTGCCTGACCATCACCCCTTAGAGCGACAGGAGCCCGCCTAACGATGCTCCAATTCAAATGGCTGCTGTTTCAGGGCGTCGTGGCAAGCATCGTATTTGGCTTGCAAATGATGGTGATCGACGTAACGAAGTTCGGACTCGCGCCAGGCATCATTGCGATGTTCGTTGCCTTCGTTGCCAGTTGGCTACTTGCCCGTTTTCTCGACTGGCGCAGCACGCGACGCTTCCGCATAACTGATCAGCCTGAACGCAAGGAGCCGAGCTTTTTCGGACCCGGGGGCCGTTCGCGCGATCTCCCTGAGCAGATTCCCGGACCGCGGGTCCGTCAGGATATTCGCAAGTTGCCCTAGATCCCTGCCGACCTTGTAACGCTCGTACCGATCAATGAACTTCTGACCAAAGCGGGCGGGATTGGCTCCAGTCTTGAGCGTATCGGCAACGACACCGCCCACGCCAATGTTCTTGGAAAACTGCTCGTTATAGGTTGTCCTGCTCCCAATCCCCTGACGCGTTCCAGTCGCTTCCAGCACGTCTAGGAAGTTGTTGAACCCCTTCCAGCGTTCCGCTCCGTTAGGTAACGCCTCGACAGCTTCGCGAAGATTGAGCCGCTGCTGAGCATTGCCGACAAGCTGCGTTCTGAATTTCGCACCGCCGGCCTGGTTGGCCCCGGTCTGTAGGTCCTTCGCGGCCTCGTTGAACACGCTCTCGACGTGAGCCCGGACAAGATCGATTGCCGCTTTTGGGTTACGCCGCGTCAGAGCTTGCACCGCCTGTCCGATCTCATGTTCGCTGTTCGGAAGCGGGTTCTTCGGAAAGAGAGCATCGATCGCCTGGCGCGTCGTCTGGTCCTGTTTAGCGAGCCTACCGACATATCCGTCCAACAAGGGTTGTAAGACTTCCCTGCGCCCACGCTCCTGAATTTCGAGCGCCGTCGCGTAATCTCCGCGTCCTCTCTGATCGTCCACGGTACGGGCAATGTTCCGGATTCGCGTCGCGTCGCTGCCATAACCTGCCGACCGCTGCATATTGCGTTGCGCGTTCACCGCGGACGACGCATTTTCTTTCGCAGTATCGAGATACTTCTTGACCTCGTTCAGGAATCCAACCGAGTTGTCAGGAAGATATTTGACGTACCTGTTTAGCTGCGGATCACTCCTGACCGCCTTCGCCGCTTCTGCAAATCCCGGAACGGCGCGAACCTGAAACATCTCCTGCGGCGTTAACAAGGTTGCCTCGGCCTGCCTATAAAATGGCTCCGAAGCGTCGTTGATAGCATTGCGGGTGAAGTTCACTTCTTCTTCGGCCGCCCTGCCCACCTCTCGGCCAATGGTCGACGGATTGCGGTTCACCGGAGCGATGTTGTCAAACTGAGAGCGGGACGCCTGCTCGACCTGCTGCGGGCGCTGGCCGAAGAACTCGGCCATTCTGGCTTCGGTCTGCGGCGACGCCTCAAGATGCCGCATGACGTTCGTCAGAACCGGCCGCTGCGCGACCTGGCTCAGCGCCTCGGGCCACGCCAAGTCAATGCCTTGCTGCCGAGCCTGCATCATCAGGGCTTCGGCCTGATCGACCATCTGCGGCGTGACGCCTTCCGGGAGCTGCGCCTTGATGGCCGCCGCCGTTGTGCCGGGCCTGTTCAGCAGAAGCGAAGCACCACCCCCGCCTATAGCACCCACAAACCTAGCCCATGGCTCGACGCTTGATCCCTTCGTCACCTGCCCGGCCGTCTCGCTGGCGACCGCGGGCAGAAGAACCTGACCTGCGCGCTGGACCAGCCGCCGACCTACCCCGCCAACAGCGTTGGGCGCAAACTCACCGATGGTTTGGGCGTATTCCTCCACCTTGCCTTGCGGATCATGAAGCGGTTGGCCGTCGTAGAACTGCCGCTCGATCTCTTTGCGAAGCTCAGCGCTGGTCGGGATTGCGCCAAAAATGGTTTGTGACCGGTCAAGAAGCGGGCTCTCGGGCTGACCCGTATGACGCTCGTATGCGTTGCGGCCGGCGCTCATCAATGAGCCGACCGCGTCCATCACATCGCCAACGGCGCCGCCGATCCCCGCGACGCCGCGGGCCACACCTGCATCAATCGCACGGCCGATACCCTTCGCCGTCTCCGCGACACGGTTCATGGGCGACATCTTATCCCGCAGCGCAAGCAGTTCCTCATTCGACAAAGACGAAAGATCATTCGTCTTGCCAATCGCTCCGGTATCAACCGTGACGCGCTTCACACCTGGCGTCGTCGGACTATCCGACGTACCCGACATGGATTCACGCAACGCCAGAAGTTGTTCGTTGCTGAGCGAGGAAAGGTCGACCATCAGCGGAGCCCGCGGCGTTTGATTTCGGCGTCAATGTCGCCGAACGTCGGCTGAGAGCCCACCTTCGGCGCATTTGGACTGCGCGTGAACAGAGGATTCTTCTCAGCGTAGTCCGCAACAACTTGTTCAAAGCCAGCGTCAATCCGGCCGCCATGCGTCTTTGCGTACTCGCGAGCCATTCGCGCAACTTCCTGCTGCCTCTGGTACACCTTTCGGTGATAGCCGATCAGCTCTCGGTTACCTTCTGGCGTAGAGACGAGATTCGGATTTATGGCTTGCAGGAAAGCAACATCGCTGTTGGAAATTTGAGCTCCAAGGGAGCCGCCAGCAGCGTCCAACGTCAATTTATTGCTAAGCGCCTTAAATACTTCGTTCGGACTTGCCGCTTCTGGCGCTGAAATTCCCATCGAGGAGAGCGCCTGCTTACCCTTCGTAACAAGATCACCGCCAGCGCCGGAATAGAAACTTGGGCTCTTGGTCAGGCCCTCCATATAGTTCAAGGTGTTGATCGCGCCGGCTGCATTCCTCCCCGCCTTCTGATAGCCAAGGAATACGTCTGCCAGCTCCTTATTCAGCGCTTTATCGTATTCTCTTTCACCGACGTTGTTGACGTTCGTCGTGTTGTTGATCCTCGTGGACCCAGCTTCCACGAGTTGCTTCTTGAAGTCGAGGTATGGCAGCTTACCGCCCTGCCGCGTGTAGAGCGAATACGCCTGCATATCGGCAGATGATTCAGGGGCCACCGCCTTCTGAATGGCCGCGACCTGACCCGCGCCGGCAAAATCACCGAGGCCAACGAGACTGTTGATTGTCTTCTTGTAGTCAGGCGTCCCGTCTGTTCCTAGCGCGGCAAGCGACATTGCCTCCCTGCGCTGATTGTTCAGCCTGTTCTCCCCCAGCACCTTCCCGAGGTCGGAAAGCGGCGCCCAGTCCACGTCGCGCTGTTGCGTGTAGCCGGGGATTGCAAGTCCGGGGATGCTTGCCATCAGTCTGACCCCTATTTCAACGCCGAACCAAAGCCGCCGATGCCGCTAGCCTTGAGGCCGAGCCCGGCCAGCGACAAAGCGCCGCCGAGCAGGTTCCGCGCACCCTGAGACTCGCCCTGCGCCTGCATGTTGTTGGCCGCAACATTGCCGGTCGTGTAGTTGCCATAGAGCCCGACACGGTTCGCCGCATCGCTCTGTGACAGATCGGCAAGGCTCTGCTGCACGCCGGCACCGCCTGTCGTCGCCGATAGCTCAGGCGACACAAAGCCGCCGAGCCTATCAAGCCACGATCCGTATTGCTGGTTCTGCTGGTTCTGCCCGAACGTCAGTGCGTCGAGATCGGCATTGCCGCTATTTGTCATCCCAGCCGCTGCCCGACGACGGTTGATCGCATCAAGGCCGGCCGTGATTGCCGCGTCGTTGCCGGGATTGTTGACAAAGGACTGCTGCGCCGTCCGCGCAGCGTCCGCGCCGTTTACGCCAAGAGCGTTGAGATAAGTGGTAGTGGCCTGACCATACTTCCCGGCCAAACCGCTCAACGACCCGTAGGCAGTATCGAGCGCAGACTTGGACCGATCATATCCGGTGTCGAGCGCAGACGTACCTTTGCCAAGATAATCGCTCAACAGCACGCGGTTGCGCTCGGCGGCTTCCTTCTCGGCGCCGCCGCCGAAAAGCGTGTCGAAGAACGATGCCATGTCGTGATCCTCAGATATACGGCGCGTCAGGCGGGGTGAAGTTGGATGTCCAGCGCGCAATTCCGATGCTCAGGCGAAACTCATCGAATAGCATCGAGGCTAGACTGGCGCCGGCATAATCGCCGTTAATGCCAACACCGAACGGAGCGCCAGAACTCGCTTGAACCAAACCGCTAAATCCATCCGACGCGATCTGCGAGCCGTCCAGAAATAGCCTTAGTGTCCCGCCACCCCGAACAAAGGCAACGTGATGCCACTGACTGTCTTGAATCGTTGGAGGTGAGCCTGCACCACCTACCACAGTAAAAGCGCTCCCATTCGAGACACCGAAGAACACTCGACCGCTTGAGTCTTTAACTGAGTAAAGCGGTCCAGAATTTATGCCACCGGCGTAATTGAGCTGCCCACATAAGCTCTGGGAACCCGTGATACCGTTATTATTAACCCAGAAATCAATGGTCCAATCAGCACTTCCAAGTGTAAAGTCGCTGTCATTCACGGAACGAACGTAACCAGCAGAGCATTGCAGCGCTGCAGAGCCGAATTTCGGATTGCCGGTTGCGGTCACGCCATTTGTCGGCGTCCAAATGTGAGAATTAGCAGCACCGGCCGCGATGTCCGCAAATGTCGTCCCGCCGTTCGCGCCATCCATATGCAGCAGGATTTTCGTGTAGCTGTCGTTCCCCGGCACGCCGTAGCCGCTATGGAAGCCCACGCCGAACCTGCTCACGCGGTCAGACTCCCGACCAGGTCCCACTCATCCGTCGCACGCTTGATCAGCGTTGCCCCCGCATAGCGACCGACCAGCGACTTGTTGCCGTTGAGCGAGTTGATCGTCACGCCGGAGCCGCCGAACGTCACCTTGCCCGTGCCGCCTTGGATCACGTCGATCTGCGTTCCGACAGGCAGCGCGACCGCGGCGTTGGTCGGAATGGTCACTGACACCGCAGACGAATTGGTGAAGCGGCAGTATTTCCCGCTGTCCGTCAGAACGAAGGTGTAGCTCGTCCCGGTCTGCTCGTTGATGCCGCGCAGCACGTCAGACTTGGTATCGTCCGGTGGCGGAAAGACGATATCCGAGAGCGGCTGCAAGCCTTCCAGAAACTTGAAAACCGGATACCAATCCGGATTGATCAGGCCTCCGGAAAAGACGATCGGCACATTGGTGCCGGGGACTGTCACCTTTCTCATCGCAGCACATCGGCGTTCATGTCGGCGCCCATAAAGCCGAACGGGATGTTGCTGGATTCGGTGAAGCGCCAGCGTACACCCTGCACATCGGCCTGCCCCCAGATTGACGAGCGCACGCGACCTTTGGTCAAGGCCTGCAGGCCGGCGTCAATCTGGCGCTCATTCTTCCAGGTCTTCCCCCCGTCGGCGGAAACTGAAATGCCGATCTTGGGCTGCGTCTGAGTCGGATCGCTTCCCGTCGCGATACCAACACCCTTAGTAAGGTAAAGCTCAACCTTATTGATGCGAGCCACCTTAGGGAATGCCCCGAGCGGACCTGTCTCGATCGTCATGCGAAGCGGATAGCCGGCCTCATCGTGATACGAGCCGGATATCTCGAACAGGTCTCCACTCTCGGTATCGCCGCAGATCCACTTGTCGAAAGCCTTAACCGGAAACAGGCCACGCCAATAGCGTTTTAGATAGCTCTGCCGCTCGTGCCAGCTCTGCAACGTGGTGTCGAATTCCCAGCAGAAGTTCGGCGAGTGCACCACCACAAACCCGTGGCCCTGAGCCACATAGGCTGAAACGCTAATTTGCGTTTTGTCGGTTTCAGCCTCAACCGCAAGTTCAACCTCAGTCGATGACACAGGAACAGGCGTGTAGCCCTCAAGTCGCGAGACGCGGTTGTCGTCTCCAACGAAGTAGATGCCTTTGCCCCAACCATCCTCCTGGCCGGCAATAGCATACGGTCCCACGATACCGCGCGGTATCGTCGCGATGTAGTTCCAAGGGTAGCCCGTATCGTTTACCTGGCCGCCCCACACCTCCATCGTGTCGGACCCGACGGCGAGCAGCTGGCCATTGCCGAGCGGATAGCACCGATATAGCGCATCCGGTTTGCTCTCAGCCGCGGCATGACTGAGCGTGTTGATCGACAGGGAGTTAACATCAGAACAGCGGAGCGTTCCGTCACCATAGGAAAAATGAAAGAACCCTCTCATGTAACAAACGCTGTTCGGCTGACCGACGTCTACGTCCGGATAGTCCTCAACCGCCGTGCCATTGACGATCACGGCGCCATTGCCAGGCGACACGATCACGATATGAGGCGTGCCGGCATTGTCACGCGCCATAATGACGGGCACCGCTCCCGGCACGGTGCCGGTGAGTGCAGTACCCACGCCACCGGTAGACGGAAATGAGTAAGCCTTGTTGCCAATCACGGCATATAGCGTGCCGGCCACGACGAGCGATCCGCGGTAGCCAACGCCTTCTGTGGTGCCCCATTGCTTAATGCCGGGGACGCGCCAGTAGATGAATTTCTGTCCGGCCGTTTCCGGCAACTGCTCGGGATAGCAGTTGATCAGCCTGCCGCCAGCCGCTTGAGGATGACGCCCCGGCGCCGACAGAAATGGAAATGGGATGGCAGTCACTAGAAGTACTCGACCTTCAAGCGGCCACGCGTAGCCTTGTTGGATGCCAAATAGCGAAGCCTGTTCTCGTGCTGTTGTATCACTACCACGTCGACCGGCACGTTGCTGAACTCGGCAGAGGCATGCATTGCAACAAGACGCGCAACAGTATTGAAGTATCGATCCGGAATGTCTTCCGGATCGATCATGACGATATCCGCGACCTCATCCAAAACCGGGCCAATGCAACCCTTGATCGTGTCATACTCGACACTGCCAAGAGCCTCACCGGCGATGGCGACGCCGACAATGCCGGCCGCCTTGTAGATCAGGTTGTCAGAGGTCTTGGACATAGACGTTAGCGGCCGCCAGTTACGAAGGCGATCACCACTTCGATATCGCCAGTCGTCGCTGCCGTGCCGGTCAGGGCAAGCGTCGCCGTAACGGTCGTGTCGGATGACGCGTACATCGACACAGCCTCATCGAGCGGCACGAAAGCAATCGCAGCCGTTGAGAGGCTGGTGCCGTACAGGTCGTCGTCGGCTGTCGTCCCGATATTCATCAGGTTGTTGGTGCCTGCATTGGTCACGACGTTGACATGAGCGCCTGATAGCGCCTTGAGAATGAGCGCCCCGGCCGGGACTGTACCAACGACGACAGCCTTCCCGTTGTCCGCAAAGGTCAGCCTCTTGCGGATGAACTGGACCACGCCGTATCCGATGTCACGGGCCGGCACCTTGTTTGCGAGAGACATTGATGTTCTCCAGAACTTTGAGAAAAGGAAACGGGGAGAGCGGCGGCCCTCCCCGTCAATGATCAGTCGACCGCGGCCGAAACGAAGCCGGTCACGACACCCCACTGCTTCAAGACGCCGTCGTGCTTCTTGAAGACCTTGGAGATGCCGTAAGCCGATTCGATGCCGGCGCCGGTGATGAAGCCGTAATCGTCTTCCTTGCGGAACGTCGGCTTTGCCATCTGCCCCCAGGCGTAGACCATGGCCTGCTGTCCACACAGGAAGAACGGCTCAACACGCGACGAGCTATCGCCCGCAGTCTGCAACGTGGTCCACACGTCACTGACATAAGCGCTGATCTGCGGAACTTCGCGATAGATCACGCCGTCATAGATCAGGTCGCCATCCTGGAAGATCGGGTTCCTGTCCATGCCGTTGTTCTCGCGGGCGCGGGCCTCGCGATTGGCTTGCGTGATCACCGGGTCCTGCTTGAGGTCTCGGAACGCATACGATCCGAGGAACGCCACGTAGTATTCATAGCCGTTCCGGATTTTGAACGGATGAATACCCGGCTTTGCCTGCTTCGCGATGCGCTTGGCGAGCGACCCAATCGAAGCGGTCATCTTGTCGTTGGTCGCATCGATCGTTGCCAACGCCGTGGCGTGGGTCGCGTTGTAGTTGCCGACCGACTTGCCATACAGCACGCGGTCCGAGTTGGCCACGTTCCACGCATTGCGCTGTGAAGCGGTGGAATTCTCGTAACGGATGCCGTTGACGGTGTCTCCGTCATCGGAGCCGAGGTTTGCCGGAGCCGATTCGGACAGCAAAGCCATGAAGGCCTCGACCGTCTCGTCGCGCTGTTGCTCGCGCAGCCAGTCCGACAGCAAGTCCTTGCGGACGCCGAAGATGTCCGCAGAGTCCTTATGCTGCTCGGCCTTGTTGGCGGCGACGGCGTGGCGCTTCCAGTCGATCCAGACGCGCATTCCGTAATTGTCGATCTTCTCCTCGTTGCCGACGAGAGTACCGGCACCCTTACCCTTGCCAAGGAGCTTGGTCACCAGCGGGATGTTCATCTGCTCGCCACCAGGCTTGAGTTCCTGGCGGATGCGGATGATCGAGTTTAGTGACGTACCCATGTAGGGCGAGAACATGCTCTCGCGGATCACCTCTCGGTTGATTTCACGAGTGTACTTCACCAACTTATTGTTGGTATCGACGGTCGTCATAGCCATAGACGTTTTCCTTTGAGCTATGGGCCGCCCAACAAAAAGCCCGCCTCAACGGGCGGGCCTTAGTTCGTTTGAGCGGCTGAGATCAGCGCATTGCGTGTGCGAACAATGCGTCGTCGCTCATGTCCCCATCATCGGCTGCTGCGCCTTGAGCCAATGCGACTTTGTTGAGCGACGGCGGAAGCTTCACGATAGGTTTTGCGAAACCATTGGGCTGGGATGTCGCGGCGCCATGCTGGATGCGCCCGAGCAGCGAGCCTGCGAACGCAGGGTCCTTCATCCGTTCTTCAAGGTGCTTTTCGAACCACGCGTTTGGGTCATTACCAATCTGCTGATAGACGGTAGATCGCTGATACTCATTCACGATATCCCCATAAGGGTCACGCGACGAGAGAGCGCGCTGCCAAAGCTCATAGCGGGCTGGATCACTTCTGATGCCCTCTTCAAGCCATTTCTTGGCAGATGCGACCTTTTCTTCTCCATGCCTCATCATAGCTTTGAGCTCTGAGTTTGCCTCGCGAAGCTCTTGGAGCTCTGACTTGATCGGAGTTACAGCTTGACTGAGTCCGTGCTGAAGAAATCCATTCTCGTCCTCGAATACAGACGGAGCTTTAGATTCCTCATGCCTTGGCAGTCGGCTTTGCAGTTCGGCAAGATGGCGCTGCCATTGAGCCTGAGCTTCCTGGAAACGACGTTCAGCCGCTTCCGCTCGCTCACGCTCTTCTCGCAGGCGCCAAGACGGAACGTGTGCACCTTCACTTTGCGACTGCTGACCGGCTCCTGCCGGCTGCTCGCCCTGTGAATCGGTCTGAGCCTGTTCGTCCTGCCTTGCGGCAAACCTTCCCTGCTCATCCCGCGGTTGCACAGCAGCATCTTCGGTCTCGGCGACAGACTGTTCGGTCTGTACCTCTCCCTGTTCAGCCGCTTCTTCCGTCAACGCGGTGTTGAAAAGCTCCTGATCGCTGATGTCCATTGGTTCCTCAATCGCCGTTTCGTGGCGTGACGTATGCCTGCACTATCGCGGCTGGCGTGCGTGGTTGTGCCGTCTCGTGGTCACCTACGATTGTGGTTGCCGAGCCGCGGCTTCGCGATCCTCGGCACGGTCCTGAATGCCCTGATGGAAATTCGCCATATCCATCACGGCCTGATGTCCGGTCTGACGCGGCGCAAGCGCAGCATCAACTTCTGTCCTGAATGCCTGCGACCGCTTCTGCTGCGCGGATGCCTGTCGATCCTCGATCTCGGCAATGGCTTTGGCGTTCTGCAGCTCGGGCGGGAGCTCGTACTTTCCGGGAGCGGCCGGCGCCGCAACCTCAGGCGTGGCGGCTTCCTGCGCCTTCGCCATGTTGAGCGCGGTCTTAGACCTGGTTTCATCGACCTTTGCCGCTTCGCCGGCCATCGCGATCTGCTTGGCCTGCTGCTGCATCGGATCTGGCTCGCTCAGCATGTCGATTAGCTTCTTTTTGACGCTACCTTGCAGCGGCGCCAGTTCGAGTAGCACCTTCGGCGGGACGTTAGCGCCCTTCGACGCCATCACGGACAGCGTGTCATAGGCGTCGGCCTGCATGTTGATGTAATCCGGCCCCTCATCAATGATGATATCGACGTCGAGAGACCCGAGCGCATTGACCATGACGGGCGCACCGGTCATTGGATCGACCTGCATGCCATTGATCTGAATGAACTGCGCTACGTTGTCGTCATCGGTCACGCGCACCCAGCGCTCGCCGGACCAGTGACGACGAACAGCATTCCAGATTGTCCGGTAAAGCCTGATCTTCCATCCCTTGTAGGCGAGGATGTATGGACCAAGCTCAGCCATGCCGGCCTGCTGCAGCAAGGCGATTGCGCGACCAGACTGGTTTGCGGCGTCTCCGATAAGCGCCTGGTTTGGGCCGTAGTTTTCCAACTCCGCGATGGCGTTTTCCATCAGCTTGAGCTGGCCGGCAAAATCAAACGATTGATCGTCTGCCATGGCGCCCTCATTGACATTGGTCGAGTTGACCTCGATCACGCCGTCAGGACGCGCCCACTCCTTTCGGGCAATTTCGACGTCATCCACGGACCCCTTAGTGAGCATTAGTCGGCGCGAATTGATGATGTGCAGGCCTTTCGACCTGCGCATGTTGTACTCGTCCTGCGCCGACTTCATGTTGCGCACGAAGCCATAGCGGTCGCCGTCGTGATCGACGTTGCACGAGAACATGACGTAACGACACTGTGTCCGCCCCTTCTCGTCCACGAGGTATGAATCACCCTCCATGAGGATCGTGGAGCCCGTGAACAACGCCCATCGCCATTCTCCGCGATGCCGATACCAGATATCGATAACACGGATCATCTTGCGAGTGCCGGAAACGCTGAACCACTTCTGTTCGCGGTCTGGCTCGCTCGACATATCAGTGGCGTTCTCGCCCGACGATTCGATCTCCTGCGCCTTGTCGGGAAACATCTCGACAGCGGCGTCAAAATCCATCCACTTTCCGACGCCCATGTAGCGCGCGTCCGAGAAGTCGGCCTTGTATGATCGAGGGTCATAAAAGAACGAATCCGGGTTTACGGCTTCGAACGAAACCTCATTGTCACCATGGTCTCCTTCCGTGATTTCGATCTCAACGCCGCCGACGCCATCCACGGCGCCATAAATGGCACACTCCGGAGATTTTGCTTTCCACTCCTGCTCATCTAAGACGTATCGGATAACGGCTGTGGCTAGCTCGGCGCCCTGCTCGTGCTTAGGGGTCCTTGGATATGCTTTCGGGTCTTGACGCAGTCGCTCGATCAGCCCGACAACGCCGTTGATCTTGCGGGCGATGCGGTTGAACGTAACAACCGGCTGTTTGCGGTCGTTAAGCGCCTTGATCTGCTTCGGCGTCCACTGCGAGGCATGATAGTAGCGTCGCGAAACCTTCTGTTCCTCGATTTCGTCCTGCTTGTTGCCGAGATAATCGAGGTACGCCTTCTTCAGCTTGTGCAGTGGCCAGCCGTCACCTTCACGCGTGGCTGATCCGGCACTGAAAGCGCTTCCGCTCGTGCCCGCCACGTATCCGGTGTTGTTCATCTAGTATGCCTGCCAGTCCGCCGCGGCTGCCGTATTCAGCGCATTGCGATAACCGCTGAGATTCGCGTCCTTCACGGTCTGATCTTTCTTCGCCGCACCGGCCAACATACGAGTTAGCAACTGCCCAACCAGCCCGATCGCATCGACCTGGTCGTCATGCTTGCCGGCGGGGAAGCTCAATAGCTCAGCCCGGAAATCTGCATACCAAGGCGCGTTGATCGGCACATACAGCCCTTCCATCGCCATACGGCCGCGCATTGACTGCGCCCTAACTGATTTGTCGCCGCGCGTCGGAAACTGCTCACGAACCACATAGGCCTTGCGCTCGCGCATCCGACGCTCAAGAAACGGTCCAACTCCGGATTTGATCTGACCTTGTTCTTCGGCCCAACCCATAGGCTTCCAGCGCAAGACAAGATCGCAGAACGATTCAACCCATTGATCCGATGGTGCCTGCCTGCGCCACAAATCCAGAAGATACATGCGACCTTCAGGATCGATCCCGACTACCGCATGAACAGTGTAGTCGCCGCCGTCCGCCGTGACCGCGTAATCCGACCCGCCATAAACTCGCAACGTCTCGGCTGCCGGCAGCTTTTCATAAGGCTTGAGCCAGTCACGCAAAAAGTATGCGCCTTCTTCCGGTGCCGGGCTCTGCTGGTAGAGTGCTGACCATGTTCTGGCCGGTGTTTTGGCCTTCAACTCGCTGAGCTGCGCGCCGTAGCCATAGTCACCATCAGACCACAGGAATTCGCCGGGATCCCGCCCCATTGGATCGTCGTATTCCGCCTCAGCCGGCAGGCTGATAACCCGCCAGTCGTCATGCTGTAGCGCACGGCCAGCCAGATCGTCCTCATGCCAGCGCGTCTGAATCAGGATTTCCGGAGCGCCGGGCACAAGGCGCGTCCTAAAGTCGTTGATGTACCAATCCCAAATCCGATCACGGATAAGCTCGCTGTCCGCGTCCTGTCGCGACCTGATCGGATCGTCAATCAGGCCAAGGCCAGCACGGAAACCCGCGATACCCGTACCGACGCCGGCCGCGTAGTACTCGCCGCCGCTGTTCAGCGCCCAACGTCCTGCAGCCTGATTGTCCGGAGCGACGCCGATTCCAAGTGCCAAACCATGCTCGCCAACCAAGTTGCGAACCCGCCTACCCCACTTCTCCGCAAGCTCTGTCGTATGCGACGCGGCGAGGACACTTGTCGTTCCTCCCCAGCGCTGCATCAGCCACGGCGGGAAGAGTACGCTCGCATAGGTCGACTTCGCGGAGCCGGGCGGCATGAATACGGCCAACCTGCGCGTTTCCCTGCGGGCAACCCTCTCTAGTTCTGTGATGAGTAGTTTGTGATGCGCCGCCGGCTCAAACCCGACATACCGGCACCAATCAGTTAAGCTGCGACGAATCGAGCGGCGCTGAAGCAGTTCTTTCGCTGCTTCCGACCGCGATATCTGCGAGCTCATCGTCACTCAGTTCTTTGGCGATCTGGCGGCGAACAGTCATGTCCACAGTCTGCGCCGGCTTGCCCCAACCTCGATCCAGCAACGCGATGGCGGCAGAAACACGCGCTGCATGTGGTGCCTCGTCCTGACTCATGATGTTAGCGAGCGTCCTCAGCGCAGATTCGGTATGAGAGCGCGCCAAAGATCGAATATCGGTCGGTGTTTTAGCCACTTACTTAAGTTCCGCCCTTGTTTACGTACTTCTTTCGCAGAATCGCATTTTCTTCTTCCAGCAGCTTTATTATGCCAAGCGCCTTGTTCACCCCACTGAATGGTCCGTGGGACATTCCAAGGACATCACGATCGACGCACTTGAAACAAGCGTCGTGAGCATCCTGTAACGCCTTCAAGGCGCTATCGTAATAGAACCCGGCCATCGCCACCTATCTCCGAAACGCGAAACGCCCGCCGCGGAAGACCGGGACGGGCGTTAAACAAATCACTTGATTGTGCCTGATGATGCACTTTCATGGCCCCATGTCAACTGAAGCATTCAAAGCCCCCAGTGATTCATGAGGACGTCTGCAGCTTTTCGCAGCAAATTCTTCGATCTCTCGCGCGCGCGAAAACGAGACTTGCAGCCGACCGCGTAACCAGCGGTTTCTAAAGACTGCTCACTCAGCAGCACGTTGTCCAAGACGATCAGCATTTTGTGGTTCTCGGTGGAGGCGCTGGTGATCGTATCCGGCGTGTCGAACAGGGCCCGCGCCTTCCTGAATTGCGACCTGTGATGAGCCTGCCGCTCCGAAGAGGCCATGCCGGATGATGCGAGCGGATCAGCAAATATCCGATCCAGCTCCGGACTGCGGAGATGCCCGGACATGCCGGCATGCCACCAGTGAATGCGATACTTGTTGAGCGCTTCGTATTCCTTGGCGCCGAGCATTTCGCGGCTGCGCATGCGGTCCAGCGGCGCATCCATGATCCGGATGACCTTGCCGGCGCGCGCGTCGCCGCCGATCTCGAAATTGTCCCCGGCCCTCGCCATGCGCTCCCGCGTCGGCAGGCTGCGATGTTCTACAGCCACCGGCTTTGTCGGGTTTCTTCGCTTCGCCATTCCCATTTTTCTCCCCGTTAGCCTGTCGCTTACATGTGGTCAGGCGGCCATTCACTATCGAAATGCCAGCCAAAATTGCGGTCCAACGGCGGCGGCGTTCCGAGATATGCGGCCCATGCCCGCCACTGCGGTGTGTCCGCCTTGACGTGGATTTTCGATGCAAGGTTCGCTGCGGCTTGCTGCTGTTGCAGCTCCACAACAGCCGAATGGTCGGCCCAGCGCTGCTGATTGAGCCAGGTAACGGCCTGCGGGATAAACCTCGTTCCGACGTTGCCGCGCGCCGTCTCGTCGGCGGCAAGCTTCTGCGCGGCCTCGATCATCATCCCGGGGTCTAGGCCCGATTTGACGAGCGAGGCAAAGCGCTGTTCCGCCGGCTTGCGCGGATTGGGCCCGTCTCGGCGGGGGTACGCTGCCCAGAACTCGTCGAACCGACCGCCGATGCGTTTGCGCGGCGCGTCAGCGCCCGAAGCGATAGCTTCGGAATCTGTCTCTGTCTCTGTCTCTGTCTCTGTCTCTGTCTCTGGGGGGCGTGACGCCTCCGTAACGTCACGCGTGACGCTTGCGTGACCGTCACGCTTTGCGTCACGGTACTTCTTCGCCCGCTTGGCTGCCGTGTCGTCACGGTCGCTCTTATATTGCCGGCCGTGCCAATTATGCGGAGCGAACCCCGTTTCCGTTTTATCGAGCAGGCCAGCCTTGTGAAGCTTCGTAAGCGCCAGCGCCGCCTTATCTGGCTTCGTCTGAAGCGTGTAGGCGATGTGTTCAATCGACGGCAGCTCTCCCCCGTGGCGAGATGCAACGCACATCAGGTTGAACCAGGTCCGAAATAGCTCGGCCGGCAAAAGCTGGAGCTTCGGGTCTGTTGCAGCCTCTTCATATGCCCTCCACCACCGGCTCATGCCGCCCTCCTGACTCGACGCTTGTGAGCCTTGACTATGGTGTACCCGGGCTCGGGCTGAATGGTTGAGAGAGAAAGATCAATCAGCGCATTCAAATCTCCTTCGATCCTGTCGATCCGACTCGCAATGTCTGGCGCGATAGCGGAAGCCGAAATCCTACGAAGTTCATCCTCCATGAGGTTAAACGCGTCGATGTACTTAACCTTCCAAGCCATAGCTTCAGCGCCGGTGAAGCCCATCGCAAGGATTGTGAATCCATCGCGCGTCAGATTGAACGAGCGCTGTCGCTTCCCTTGCTCGTTCAGATATGACGACGGCTGAAAATTCAGCCGTCCGAAATCTCCAAGGCTGTCCAATATCTTATCGACGGTCTGAAGGACGTTCTTGTGCTGTTTGCTAAAGTGTTCTGCAATATCCCGACTATCGCATACGAACCGACCTCCCGACAGCATCAGCCGTGGGCGATCACCTGCAGATGCCTCGACACCATCCGAGAGAAGCCCATCTGATCGGAGAATACCCCGTACTTGCGATCGCGAATTGAGATGCGACCGCCAGTCAGATGGAGTCAGAGGGGCGTGGAATACTCGCCGCGCTCCACGACAATCCCATTCAATGACTGCATGTTTGCCGCCGTGGCGCACGGTCGGGTCGATGCCGACTGCGCGTAGCTCCTCAACGACGACCTCGATGCATTCGTTCGTGATCATACCATCCCCATGGCGTGCAGATAGGTCTCCAGGATCGCCTCCTGTTCGGCACGCTCGTCGACATCCTGCCTGCGCAGGCGAACCACGGTACGCAGCGCCTTGACGTCCAGACCATTCACCTTCGCTTCGGTGTAAACGTCCTTGATGTCGTCACTGATCGTCTTCTTTTCTTCCTCCAACTTCTCGACCCGCTCGACGACAGAGCGGATCATGTCCTTGGCGACGTTGTGGCCTACCCCAGGTTCGCTCATTTCCGTTTTCTCCTCTCGGATCATCGCTGCCTCCCCGCCTCGACCACAGAGCCGTCGAACCTGCGCCAGCGGATGATCGTCCGCGGCTTCCGGATGCCCTTCTCGCGGTCGCTGATGCGCTTTGTCTTGGCTATGCGCGGCATGTCCGCCTTGCCGGTTTTTTCCTTGTGGCAGGCCCGGCAGAGCACCTGACAGTTATCCAGCGTCGGCTCGCCGCCGAGTGCGTCGGGGATAATATGGTCGTAGGCGAATTTCCCCGGCGTCAGGCGGGCACCGCAACCGTGCCCTTCACACCGGCCGCCGGCCCGCAGAAAGGCGTCTCGCATGACCGCTTTGGAAAACTCCCGGCGCATCACGCCGTCCTCCCAGCTTCGCGGGTCAGGGCTACAGGTGAGACGCCGACGATGGTGGAGATCACCTCCATGATGGCGGTCTTGCTCTCCTGGAATTCCTTCTTGTTCATGGCGCGCCGGGACTGGCTCTTGGCCGTGCGGATCACCACGGCGGGGCCGCGCACGATGACCAGTGAGAATTCTTCTCGCGCCCTCAATACGGCAGCGACCCGGAGTGCCGCTGCGTTGTTACCGGCATCGACAATTGTCTCGTCGTAGTAACCCGCCTCGATCAGCGCGCGCTTCCGAAGATGTTCGGGCGTCGGATACAGGTCAGCCAGCGACTCTGGCAGGTTGAGCCAGGCCTCGCGCAACCAGGCGAATTCGTGATTGTGGGTGGCCGAGCTGCGGTCCTCATGGACGATCAGCGGATAGACCTCACCCACCACGAAAAGCTGGTCGGCGCGCCGCGGATGGCGCGGGATCATCACCTCTCCGTCCCATGTGAACAGCTCGGGCCTGTGCACTAGCGCATCTCCGGCTCAAACGGGATGTCGTCGTTCATGTCATGCGACATGGACTGCCGGCCAGATGCGCGTCTGGGATTCGCCCGGCCCGTCGCTTCCGCATACTGGTTCGTCTCGGCCTTGGCCTCCGATTTCGCTGGGCCGTCCAGCATGGTCAGTACGGCGCCGTAGCCGTTCAGAACTACTTCAGTCGAGTAGCGGTCCTTGCCGTCCTTGTCCTGCCATTTGCGGGTCTGCAGCTGGCCCTCGGCATAGACCTTCACTCCCTTGCGGAGATACTGTTCCGCAACCTTGCAAAGACCTTCATTCCAGATCGTGACACGGTGCCACTCGGTTTTCTCTTTCCGCTCTCCGGTCGCCTTGTCGCGCCAGCTTTCCGATGTGGCAACGTTGATATTGCACACTGGCCGGCCGTCCTGGGTACGTCGGATTTCCGGGTCGGCACCGAGATTGCCAATCAGTATGACCTTGTTGATGCCAGCCATCACGCGGCCTCCTTGACGCCGTACAGCGCATCGAGCTGTGCGAGCTTCAGATCCAGTTCGGCAAGAAACTCCGCAACATCCTTTTCAAGTGACGCAATCAGCTTGTCGTCGCGATCGACGCGCTTCACGAACATGCTCATCGCTTCGGGCAAGCGCGGGTCGAAGGAAACGAAGTCGCACCACTGGCGACCGGTGCAGGCCATCTGCCACAGCATTTGCGTCACATATTCCGACGGAATCGCCTGCGTCAGAAGCGTGTCCAGATGCGTCGCCGTGTTGGGGCACTTGATCTCGACGAGGCCATGGTCGCCGACCAAACCATCCGGCGAAGCACCCGTCATTCCGATGGCCGGATGATCGATGAACGCTACCTCAACCACCTGGGCGTCGCGGAAGAACTCGTAGGCCGCTCGGGCATCGGGCTCTTTCTCGGTGCCCCACGCCATTGCCGCATTGGTGAATTTCTCGGCTGGCTCGCCGGTCAAGCGCTCCGCGATCAGTTCAGCCATGTAGTTAGAGCGCGACGCGCCCCAGCCCGTCTTGGTCTTTGCCACTACATCGGCCACGCGCGACGCGGTGACCTTGCCGATGCGGAGTGCATGCCATTCCGGCGAGCCTTGGATGATCTCGGTCATGCCTGCCCCCGCTTCTTGTTGAGCGCGGCAACGGCGCGGCCGTAGTCCTTGCTCGGGATCGCTGCGAGGCTCGGCACCTTGAGGTATTTGCAAAAAGCCGCCTTATCGGCGCCGACCTCGTCGGCAAGCTCGATCAGCGATTCAAGCTGCTCCTGACTGACCACGTCATCCGGCTCGGCCGAAGTTCCGTCATCGTCATCCGACGCGGCCAAGCCCAACGCGGCTTTGAGCGTCATCCGCTGCAAATAGGTGATGGTCGAGCCGACTGCCTGGATGCTGTTCTTGTTGCCGGAATCGTCACGGCCGGCCGCCAGCGTGTTTTCCTCGGCGTGCCCGCCGCGGTGCGACACGATGCAGGTCACCGTCACCGGCTCATTCGGCGCGGACGACGTGCGGAAGCGGTAAGACAGTCCATGGCGAGCAAGGATCGGCGTAACGGTACGCGCGATCTCGGCCAAATCCTCATGCTTGTAGTGAGTGCGCCCCTTTGCCGATGTGAAATCAACCGTCCGGTTCTTGGCGATCACCGGGATATCGGCCTTCGCTGCGGCCATCGCCTCATCGAATGCCTTGCGGGCCTGACCTGCCTCCCATCGCTCCTGCAGGCTCATCAGCTTCTCAAGAATTTCGATGTTCGCGCCCTGCTCGACCGCCCTGTTGAGCATGTCCATGGGCGTCATGGCCGCCGGCACCACCGGTTCGCTCATCGCAATAACGTTACTCATGCCGCATTCTCCCGTGATTGATCTTCCGTGGCTAAAAGCGTGTTGCGCGACCCATGGTCGCGACGAAGGATCCCCCAACACTCCAACGTGTAAAGCGCTTCTTCCAGCGAATAGGCGACGGCGACGCGCGCGCCGGCCAGCTCCAGCATGTCCATCACGTCTTTCTGCTGTTGCGTCGGCTTGTTGCGGCCAGCCTTTAATTCGAGGAAATGCGATGTGGCGCGATGGATGATGCAGATGTCGGGCACACCAGCCACAAGACCGGCGGCTTTCAGCGCGCGTCCGGTCCGGATCGAGCTGTTCACCCCGTTCGCGACATGGAACGCGAACACACCGGGATAGGCTCGCGCTCGGATATGCGCGAACACCTGCCGCTGGATCTGCTGCTCGGGACGCTTCATGCCACCCTCGCAAATTCACCGAAGTAAATAGGCGCAGCCGCACAATAGGCCTCATGAGCTTCTTGAGCCGTGTGGAAATAGCCGAGAAAGATCAGCCGATCGCCAACCTTGATCTGCGAGCGCCACTTCTTTCCTTTGTGACAAGCGTGATAGAATGCGCCCTTCAATCCGCTTCTATTATTTGATTGTGTGCGCTTGTTCTGTTTCTGCTGACTTGACGTCGCCAATCTCAGATTGGTAATCGCGTTGTTACTGGGGTCGCCGTCGATGTGATCGATCTCGGCACCGCCGATGGTGATCCCGTGTGAATAAATCCACGCGAGTCGATGCGCCCCCAACTGGCCAAAGCCAGGAACGCCTATGAAAACGTATCCATTGCATTTCGTCCCGGCCACTTTGCCGATGCGACGAGTGATGGTTGGCTCTTTTTTCCAAGTAAAAATGCCCGTCGACGGGTTGTAATCAAACCACTCGTGCAGGACAGCTTGTGTAGGCAACTTCCTTATGGCCATCACATCGCCTCCAACTCAGAGGTGATGGACGCCACGTCGAATGCAAGATTTGGATCGAAAGGAAGGCGCGCAGCTATTCTCCGGGCTGCGTATATCGCCACTGTGTGATCACGCTTGAAATTTCGCCCGATCATCGGGAAAGTCTGGCTGGTCAACTCGCGAGCCAGGTACATGCCGCAGTGGCGCGCAAGTACAAGTCCGGCGTCGCGTCTGTAGCCAAACAGGTCCTTGAGCTGGATCTTGTAGTATGCGCAGACCACTTCCTGAATGTCGCGAATCATCGGCTCAGACGTGCTGATGATCCTGAACCAGTAACGACGCGGCCTGATTTCCTCAGTCCGCGGCAGATCAATCGGCTCAGGTTCGGGGATGACGACGATCGACGGGCGGAAGGCTGCCGCTTCGATCCTCGCCAAGCGCTCTTTGTGAGCCAGATGAAATGTCTGAAGGGCACTCAAAAGAAGCCCTCCGATTCATCGATATCAAGGCGCGCAACCGTTGCTCCGCTTGCCAGCCTTCTCGCTTCCTCACCCACCAAAGCCTTAGCCGCGCGAACAGTAGCGTCATCGGGCCCGGCAATTGCTTCTGTGATCTCGATTTCATGCTGCAACCTTCGCAATTGCCGCTCGCATTCGGCGCGATAGGCGGCCTCAATTTTTGAATAGACCGTGATGCCGATGTCGCGAATAGCCGACCGCCGGTATCGGAGCTTCCACATCGTCCAGTAGTCGATCCCGTACTCACGCTCGATCGTGCGCATGGCATTCTCGGTGTCGCCAGGGCCTCGCGCCTTCATGCGCGTCAGGTCCTTGCTCCACCGTTCTGCGTTGTCGAGGTACGCGACGTCCGACATTTTGCAGTCCTTCAAAATCTTTTTGCACATTTGCAAATCGCTCCATGGTCCACTCTGGTCATGAAGCGAGACGACGACGAACTCAGCTTTGAACTTCTCGCCGACGCCAATCAGCGAGTGACAGCACGATTGCTTGCCGGGCTGCGCGAACAGCTCGACGGATGCGATATCGTGACGAAGTTTCGGGAGATGACGGGAGACAACACCAATTTGCCCCGCGCGACACGCCGGATCGATAAACGCCGCTGATCATGATGACGGGATACATGCGCCCTGCCCCGCGCATGGAGCCGCGCTCGGCCGACAGATGCCCCCGCTGTTGGTCGAGCGCGGTCATGGGGCGACCCAGGTCTGGCTTGAGTCCGGACCGAATAGTCCGTCCGCTTGCGGGATCAGAAGGCCATGCCGAATGGCGTTCTCCGCCGAGCGCGTCCCCACCTGACGGCCGCCGGGCTCGAGAAAAAAAACAACCTCTGTCTGTCCGGTCTCGGTCTGCCTATTGAAGCGACAGAGCGTTTTGCCGGCCTTGCATTGCTCGGCAATGCGCTCGGCACGGCGCCAAGGCTTTGCCTGTCGAGCCGGCCTCTCTATCCCCGCCGTCATGACGCGGCCTCGGGGGTGGCAGCAGGATCGGGATAAATGTCGGGGCGCACCTCATGCGGCGGCACATTTGCCAGCCGGGCAATGTCTAGTGCCCTTTCCGCCGGCACGCGATCCCAAGAATATAGAGACGGATGCTTGATCCCGAGAAGATGGGCCAGCTTGACCACCCCCCCCGCGTTCTCAGCAGCTTTGGCGACAACATCAATCATACCGGGAAGGTAGGTGATGCCTACCTACATTGTCAAGTCTGATGTAGGTGACACCTCAGTAGGCTATGCCTACGCTCACAAAATGGAATTGAATGAAAGACTTAAGGCCGCCCGGAAAGCTGCCGGCTTAACGCAACAAGCCGTCGCTGAGCATTTCAATATTAGCCGGGTGTCGGTCACACAGTGGGAACTAGGACAGACGCGCCCGGACCAAGACAAGTTTGGTTCGCTGGCGGCTCTCTACGATGTATCGCTGGAATGGCTCATGGAGGAGCATGGCGACGGCCCGAAAGAGCAGTCAGCTAAACGGATTGCAGTATCATCTTCCAAGTTTATTAGGAGCCGCGCATTCAGATTTTACGTTCAAGAATGGCGGGAATTTATGGGCGTGAAGGTCGAATCCGCAGCTAAAGCCGCTGGGATGCCGATAGATGAATACCAAGCCTTCGAAACCTATCCGATCAATTTTGGGCTGGCGCAGATTGTGGCCCTAGCCGACGAGTTCGGTATCCGCGGGGATCAGTTCTGGTTTCCGCCACCGGCTAAGTCACCACAGAAGTCATCTGAGCGGATTTCCAAGCTTGGCTCTAGATCAATCTCTTCGCTGAGGCGGAAATGAACAAGCTGTACTGCTTGGTTGCTGCCGCCGGGCCTCATGGGTGATCTGTTGTCATAATGATACTTATCACCTTAACGCCCCCCGCAATAAAAGCCGCGACTCCTATCGCGAAAATGATCAAGCCAAATGTAAAATAATCAGCCTCTTTTGATTGCCACCGCGCCTTTAGCTCGGGAGGAACGCCCACGGTCAGCTCTAAGTCTTTTCCAATATCGTAGGATCGGTTCAAATAATTTCCGCCAACCGAAAAACAAATGGTTGCTATTACGCCGGCACCGCCCAAACCGAACAATTCATCACGCGTAACCGGATATGCTTTCACTTTACGTGCTCCGTGCAGCACGTAATAGTTGCTTCCTGCAGCAGACCGCATCCGACGCGTTGGCGACCCGGCGGGAGAACCAGCTGCGGCGCTAGGAGCAGTAAGATTCTGGCCGCTCGCTGCCGATGCAGCAGATGGTGTAGTGCCGCTCGTGCCAGATGCCCCGTTCGCCATCTGGTTATTGCTCTGGTTTTGGAATGTACTGCGAAAGGAGCTCGACAAGGGAAGTTATATCGCCGGGCGCCAGAATCACGGCCGTTCGAAAGTGATCCACATCGTCTGGCCCCCTTTCTAGAAAGGCAAGACGCACCCATGTTCCGTTTGGCGAAGTCACGAAGCGATTGACGCCGAATGCTGACCCAGAGAACGCTGCCATCGTCTCCTCGGGAGACAGGTTCATTTTGATCGCCATTCGCCCACCCCTGACACGCTGAGGCTAAGTTGATAACATGATTCCTGCTCAGCCGGGGAAGTCGCGCAAAAGGGGATTTGCGACAGGGGTCTTCATCATTTCGCTGTGATCGAAACTTGGTCATGCTACCGCCCTCGCCTCGTCTGGCACCCGACCGAACGCGACCAGCAACGTCGGCTCTTGGGCATCTTCCGCCTTCTCGTCGACCAACTGACTGAAAGCGATCGCGCCGGCAACGCCACGATCGAAGTAGGCTTGCGCCCGCGCCACGGCATGTTCAGCATTGTTCGCGTGATACGTCGCGACCAGCGACAGCAGATTTTTCGCAGTCAAACCAAATAATTGCACGAAATACATTTCCTGATAGGCCACCGTTACGCTCCCTGCACTCTTGACGTTGCCGCTGAAATGCTGACTCTATTCCTAGAACAAATCAAGAACAGAAACTGTAGGTTTCACTTACTTTTTCTGTTGACATGTAGGTAGGTATTACCTACTCTCTCCCCATCACCAGATCGGGGAGCCACCGATGCCAGCCATCCGGGACGCCAGTTGGATCAGTCTTTCAAAGCTGGACACGTCGTTCGTTTTTGCCTCGACCCATTCGCTCTCGATCTTCGACCGCTGGGGCTGGATCGAGCGCTGCGTCCGCGACGAATTCGACTGCTACGCGGACGACACCGTTGATCTGATCGAGGATGACGACGGCCGCGACCTGATCGCGATCAACGGCGATCCGGTTGTCCAAATTCACCACACCCGCCTCACCGGCTCTGTGGCCGGCCTGCCGATGCGGGAGGCTGCGTGATGACCTCCGACATGCGCAAGCTGTACGCGGTCAGCAAAATCATCGGTACCGCAGAAGCAATCGCCGCTTCTGGCCTGCTCGGCGACAAGCTTGAGGGCCAGCTCCGCGAACACATCGTTGACACCTGCAACGCTTTCAACATTCCGACCATCGCAGAGCGATCGACAGAACTCGGCACGGTCGGCGACCACGATCCAGAGAGGGCGGCGTGATGGCGAAGATCGTTCGCACCAAATCCAAAGCGCTCGGCGGAATCACGCTGGTAGAAAAAGCCCGCATGGACGAGCATGCGAAGCTCTGGATTGCCCGCGCCATGCGAACCGATCCGATTGAGCCGGAGAAGATCATCCCGGCGGTCGAAGGGCTCTATCGCGTCGCCGGGCTCAAAAAGCCGCGCGTCGTGATCGCTCCATCGCCTCTCGTAATGGCCTTTGCATACGGTGCGTCGGCCGCAATCTGGTATGGCCGAAAAAGCAGAAATAGTAAGGCCAGCGCCACGGCCAGCGCCACGTACAGCGCCACGCGCAGCGCCACGCGCAGCGCCACGGACAGCGCCACGGACAGCGCCACGGACAGCGCCACGCGCAGCGCCACGTACAGCGCCACGGCCAGCGCCACGCGCAGCGCCACGTACAGCGCCACGGCCAGCGCCACGGACAGCGCCACGGCCAGCGCCACGGCCAGCGCCACGCGCAGCGCCACGCGCAGCGCCACGGACAGCGCCACGTACAGCGCCACGGCCAGCGCCACGCGCAGCGCCACGGACAGCGCCACGGACAGCGCCACGGACAGCGCCACGCGCAGCGCCACGGACAGCGCCACGGCCAGCGCCACGTACAGCGCCACGGCCAGCGCCACGCGCAGCGCCACGGCCAGCGCCACGCGCAGCGCCACGGACAGCGCCACGGCCAGCGCCACGGCCAGCGCCACGGACAGCGCCACGGCCAGCGCCACGGCCAGCGCCACGCGCAGCGCCACGCGCAGCGCCGAAGAGCAAGCGGCTATCGCCTGCCTGCAGCTTGGCGGGGAACTCGGCCTTGAATGCGCCAAGCGTTGGTCGAACGTCAATCAGGGCGGCAATATGTGGGCCGGATACGACTGCTACCTAACTGCCTGCCGCGATATTCTCGGCCTCGAACTGCGAGAGCACGACGCATACGCCTATTGGGAGCAAGCTGCTATCCACGGCGGCTTCCGCGTGATGCACGAGGAATTCTGCATCGTCTCGGACTTTCCCGGTGTCCTCAAAGTCGATGATCAGAACCGCCCTCATTGCGAAAATGGGCCGTCCCATCGCTGGCGTGATGGTTGGTCTCTCTATCACTGGCACGGCGTCCGCGTCCCGGCCCATTGGATTGAGCAGCGCGACAAGCTCGATCCAGCAGAAGTGATTAAGGCGACGAATGTTGAGCAGCGCGCAGCCGGCGCGGCCATCATCGGCTGGCCGAGGATGGAAACCGTGCTCAAGCGCAAGGTTATCGATGGCGATCCCGACAGCGATCTTGGAGCGCTGATTGAGCTGACGCTACCAGGATTGAGCGAACCGGGCCGCTTCCTGCGCGCCAAATGCCCCCGCAACGGAATCATTGTCGAAGGCGTACCGCGCGTTAGCGATATCGACGGCCTGCCGATCGACACCGTGATTGCCGCTCAGGCGTGGCGCGTCGGTGACCCGCAATTTGAATATGAACATCCACCCATCAGGACCTAATAGGAGCACAACTATGAAGCAGGTTATCGGACAACAGGGCGAGTGCCGCATCGTGAAGATTGATCGTCTGCCGAAGGGCATGACGACCAAGAGGGCCGGCCGTGTCGCCAAGGGCTTCGTCATCAGCCACAGCGAAAGCGGTCATCACCATATCCTCACCGGCGGCGACGTGATGGAGCGTGTCGATAAGGTGCCCGCCGGCATGCAGCAGTTCTACGCGATCCTGAAGGAGCCGCAGAAATTCATTCAGGACGCGGCTAACCCGCATGGCGGATACGATCTTGACTCCGGAATCTATCGCATCGACGTGAGCCGCGAATTCGATCCGTTCGCGGAGCAAGCTCGCCGCGTGGCTGATTGAGGCCGCTCCAATGACGAGTGAGAGCAGCGTGGCGGGACATACGCCGGGTCCGTGGCACCTTGTTACGGTGCCAGATGCCGGACCGGACGGAATGACATACTGGTATGTCGTTGCCGAAGAAGGCGCGCGGGCCGACGAGAAGCCGCCGTTCAAGTTTGATCGATATGTTCGCGGTGCTCTGATGGCAGAAGGTGTCTACATCGGAAGGCAGACGACGCTTGCAGATGCGATGCAGGAAGCTGCACGCCTTGCCGAGAAAGGGCCAAACGGCGAGGTGCCAGTCCTCGTTTATCGTCCATCCGCCCTCTGCCTTGCCGCCAGCGACGCGCTGCGGGAGGCGTTGGCAGAATGTCAGCGTTGGCACGAGCGCGAGGATAAGGCGCTCTCGAAATCGGGTCGGGGTGATGCCGACTATTACTGGCGACGAGGTGAGCACAAACGAGAGATCGAGCGCATCAGCGTAGTCCTCGCCCACAATTCCAGAGGCGAGATCAAGAGTTCTGACGGCGGCTCATTCCAATCCCGCATTCAGCCGTGGATGATCGCTTGCTTTGGTGAGCAGATCGCTGCGGACAAAATCGAGCGTAACTATCGCTTCCTAGAGGAAGCCCTGGAATTGGTGCAGGCGTGCGGCTGCACGCAATACGAGGCGCATCAGCTTGTCGACTATGTCTATGGTCGACCACAAGGCGACATAAATCAGGAAGTTGGCGGGGTGATGGTCACGCTGGCGGCGCTCTGCCTCGCCAACGGCTTCGACATGCACGCAGCTGCCGAGAAAGAACTCGCGCGCATTTGGACGAATGTCGAGCAGATCAGGGCCAAGCAGGCAGCAAAGCCGAAGCATTCCCCGTTGCCAGGCCCGTCAGACCCGCAGCCCGATCCTGGCGCGTTGTCAGAAGCTAGTGTGGATGAAATCGCGGCGCTTCTCGGAAATGTAATCCGAGAACGACATGGCCTTCGGCCGCTCAGCGCAACTGAGATCGACGGAGAACCTGACTGGCATGAGCAGCGAGAACAAGCCACCGCCATCCTCTCATCCGGGCTGGTGACGGCGGCGAGCGAGAGTGCTGTTGCGGATCAGATCATCGGTCAGATCGAAGAACGCTTCCCGAATTGGAGATCGTTCCGCGACCTGATTGATTGTATCGACGTCACGCTTCATCGGCTTCGGCTTTATCAACCATCATCACTCGACGAAGCCGCGATCCGCGCCGACGAGCGGGAGCGGTGCGCGAAGGTCGTTGATGTGCAGTTGCAATGGGACGATCGCGACATGATCGCCGCCGCGATCCGCGCGGGAGGGGCGAAGGGATGGAAACGCGCGTTTCTAAGGACGAGTTCTTTAGCACCATCGGAAAGATGAACGTGCACCCGCGAGCGGAGAGGGACTGCACATATTGGGAAACACCAAACCGCGTGGTGCTCGGTCGATCCATACCCGGATATCTTTGTGTTGGCGAGAAGGCTTACTTCCTCGCCGACACCGGCCGCCGCGCGCTCGCAGAGCAGGAGGAGGATTAGATGAGAAAGAAATCAATCAAGCCGACCTCAGGCTGGATTCTCATTAGCCAAGACGTCGACGGCGAAGGAAATCGCACAGACTGGTACATTGCATGGGACTCGGTTTTTGGCACAAAGAAAGCCGCGCTCAAATTCGCTAAGAAGTATGACTGGCCGCCCCCCTACAAAGCGGTCCGTGGTCAGATCACGGTACAGCACCCATGATGCAGATCAGTGACGAAATGGTGCGGGTTGCGCTCAAGGCGTACAACAAAGCGCTGAGAAAACTCGTTGATGTAAGCAAAGAACCCAAACCCATATCAGTCAATGACATCCGGAGAGCTGGGATCGATGCCGCTCTCTCTGCCGCGCTCGCCGCGATGTGGCGACCAATCGATGAGGCGCCGAAAGATGGAACACCCATCCTTGGCTATTGGGCGCCAATTACCGGCGTATATGCGCAAAACGAAGGACAAGCCTTTGGTATAGTGATTTGGGAGCGAGGCACTTGGTGCAGTCCCGATGATACGGACAATGACTATCGCGATCCATCGATGTGGATGCCTCTCCCCTCCCCGCCGAAGATGGAGGGGTGAATGGAACAATGCAATACAATAAGGGCTTTCGTAAAGCTGTGCGTCAGCGAAGGGGAAACTGATCCCAATCGCATCTGGCATAATGCTAGAGACATATTCCCGTACTCCATCTGTGCATATTCGTATGTGCAAAGACTTGTCCGCGAATTCTCCTTATCGCCCTCCCCTCGGGAGACGACATGAGCAGGGCGGGGGGAAATTTTGATGGTTTGCCGCTGTTTGCATCCGAAGATGCGATCTCCTTGGCCTTTCTAGGACCGGGGAAAACGCAGGAATGGAAGCAAATCGCTACTTTACTGGAAGGCCGGGGGCTGCCCAGAATAGACACCCTGATGGGCGGCCGGTACGTTCCCGCCGTCAGAGCATTTTTTGACCAAGAGTACGGGCTGATTGAAAAGGCGCCCCGGCTGGCGCCGAGCGGCGTAGAGAACCTTGGCGCATGGAATCGGGATCGACCAAAGGTAAGGCGAGTGCGCCAGGTCTGACCTACCGGGGCGATCGTCCCGTTTGGCGCGCAACGAAAAGCGCCATCGCTGCTGGCTATCCGGTCAAGAACGTCAATCTATCGCTATACGCGAGCGATACTGCCACGCTTGTCGAGCGTTGCGAGCGGCTCCAAGCCGAAATGAAAGCATGGATATCTGGCCGCAAGGGCCGGATTGCCGAGTTCGACGGCACAATCAAAAGTCTGATCGAGACGTGGCAATCTGACCCCGAAAGCCCTTATCGAAAGCTGAAGCCGTCCACGCTGAAGCCATACGAGGTCTATGCCCGTATGGTGATCATGGAGGTTGGCTCTCGGCTTGTTGACGACATCGACGGCCGCGACATCCGCCGCTGGTTTGCGTCATGGTCCGAACCGAAGAAGGCTGGCTATCCGAGCCAGATTCCAAAGGCCAGAATGGCAATCGCGGTGATCCGTGCGGCCCTCGCCTTTGGCGTGATGTGCCGTAAGCCGGGCTGCAAAGAGCTTAAGGACGTATTGGACGATTTGGAGTTTGCGACGCAGCCTGCCAGATCAGCCGCCCCTGTAGCCGCGGACATCATCAAAATGCGCGCTGGCGCGCATGCCAAAGGACATGCGCCGGCCGCTCTCGCTTACGCCGTCCAATTCGACGGAGCTGTCCGGCAGTGGGATGTGATCGGCGTTTGGGTGCCAATGAGCGATCCTCGTCCCTCGATCGTGCAGGACCGCGGCATGAAGTGGATCGGCCCGATGTGGTCGCAGATCGACGAGCACAAGATCTTCAGATTCACGCCGTCAAAGACTGAAACGACCTCCGGAAGAATCGTTCAGATCGATTTCGGCGTCTGTCCGATGGTCCTTGAAGAGTTGCGACGCACCCCCGCGGAAACGCGCAAAGGGCCGCTGATCGTCAATCCAAACACTGGCCTGCCTTACCGCCACGACTATTTCCAGAAGCTGTGGACGGCGATCAGGACCGATCAGGAGGTCTCTGAGACTATCTGGAACCGCGATCTGCGGGCGGGCGCAATTACCGAAGGCCGCGCCGCCAACGTCTCCAATGACGATCTCGCGAAGCTGGCTGGCCATTCCGACCGGAGCACCACGGCCAAAATCTACGATCGGGCGACCCTGGAAGCCGTTCGGCGCATCGGTGAGGCGCGCGTCGCCCACCGCCGCAAACCCCAGAAATAG